CTGGCCGATGACTTGAGTTATGTTAGTGAAATAGGTAGTGATGGTGGTGGCAATGATGAGTTTGAAATTCCTAAGGATATCACCGCATTAGCAGGATATATTCCTGAATATGGCGGAGCTAATTCTGGATATTGGTCTACTTATGCTAATTACCAGATCGATCAGTTTGAAGATATTATTATTGGTGATGTGATTGGATGGGATTATGTTAAAGTAGGTTATGATCCATCTACTCACACTAAAACAGATTTAGAAACAAATATAGTCGGTAGTGTTTTAACCAATTCTGTTGGTACTAGAATCAGAGTGAGAAGATTTGAATTTCCAAAGGACACAGCTAAAAGGGGTCTAATGAAATTCTATTTCGAATACCTTGATGGAAGTACTTTAAATGCCCAGGAAGAAATATGGTTAGAGACTGATATTACAGATAAATATTATATAGCAAACTATGATATAACAGGTTTTGAGAGTGGTTCTGTGCAACAGATAAATATACAACCAGAGCCTAGGCTATCAAATAATGCACAAGCTACAGTACCAAGCGGTCATACTTGGTAATTGTATAATTAATTTTTTTAGGAGCGTAAAATGACTGCAATTATAACCAGTAAATTTAGAACAAGAAACGCAAAAGACTTCAAAGATGATTTTTCTGCTGTTACAACAGAAGATAACTTTTATCTTTTCGTGGGTGAGCCAGAAGAGTGGACAACTCCATATTCTGATACCTCTCCACCAGCCCCCACCGATACGATACAAGAGAAGAGAAAGGCGTGGAGATCTATGATGGGTCTAAAACGTATTAATGATTCTTATGTTGCTAATGTGATCAGAAGATATACATGGGAAACCAATACGGTATATGCACAGTATAGTGATGATGATGCAGATCTTTTCAATCATCCCACACAAGCTGAGACAACTGCCGCAAATTTAGGTGGTTATAATGTGGGGCCAATATATACTGTCACAAGTGACTTTAAGGTTTATAAGTGCTTAGATAATAATGGTGGTGCTGTTTCGACAGTTGAGCCATCTGGAACATCAACATCACCATTTGATCCAGGCGATGGTTATGTATGGAAATATATGTTCACTGTTTCATCCACTGATATATTGAAATTTGTTACTCAAGACTGGATTCCTGTCAGATATCTCACATCAGATGATGGATCTTTTCAATGGGACGTACAACAAGCGGCATCTGCAGACGTGATACAGAATATTACTGTTGTTAATGGTGGTAGTGGATATGTTGATGTGGCTGATGGTGATATATCTAGTGGTACATCCGACACAGTTGTTTTAGGTACTGGTGGAGACTCGAATGACGATTCTTATAATGCGAGTACGATTCATATAACAGGTGGTACTGGTATCGGTCAACAAAGAGTAATTAGTGATTGGGATAGTGGTACTCAAACCGTGACTGTTTCATCTAACTGGGACATAATTCCTGACAACACCAGCACATATGAAATTGTCCCAACCGTGTCTATATCAGGTGATGGTAGTGATGCTACAGCGAAAGCAGTAGTAGTGGCTGGGGTTATTACATCTGTTCAAGTAACAAATGCTGGTAGTGATTATCATTTTGCAACTGCTACTGTTGTTGGTGGTAATGTTAGACTAGGTGGAACAACTGCTACAGTAACAGCTCAAATCGGGCCAAAAGATGGTCATGGTGCTAATGCGATAGAAGAGCTTGGAGCTTCTAATATAATGTTGAATGTACAGCTAGCTTATGCTGAGGGTTCAGGTGATTTTCCAACAGCTAATGAGTATAGAAGATTGGGTGTAGTATTAGATCCAAAAGATTATGGTACATCAACATCATCTACAGCATCAACATTAAGAGCTACTAGTCAGTTGGAACTTTCTAGTGTTAGTGGAACGTATAGCAGAAGATCTAGGAGGTGGTGATGTTCTATTGACATACTATCAAACAGATTCTACTGGTTATGGAGTATTTACATCTACAGATACGATTACAGGTGGTACTAGTGGTGCAACTGGTACAGTTGATCAGGTCAATACACCAGAAGTTGAAGCATATTCGGGTGATATATTGTATCTTGAGAATAGACGTCCGATTGCTAGAGCGAGTGATCAGTTAGAAGATATTAAAGTTATCATTGCATTTTAGTACGAGGTTATATGTTCGACTTTAAAACATTCATAATGGAACAAAAAATTAAGAAAGGTAGTAAGATAAAGGATTTTGTAATTACACAATATATACCAGTATCTTATGACGATCTTGGTACAGTAATAGGTGGAGAACTCAAGCTAGTTAATCAAAAAACAGGTGAAGAGGTTTTTGTTACAAATGATAAATCTCTGAGAAATTCTGAGTGGTGGGTATCATATAAGAATAGAAGAATAACAGACAAAAAACTTGCTAATGTACTAAAGAAGCTAGAAAAATTATTATGATATTATTTAAAAATATCTATATAAATATAAAGAATATATTATTAAATTATAATTACTGGACTTAAACAATATGTCAATTAAAGAAATTATAAGTCAAGATCCTTATTTCGATGACTTTGACGAAGATAAAAAGTTTTATCGAATTTTATTTCGTCCAGGATATGCCGTTCAAGCTAGAGAACTAACTCAAATGCAGACTCTTTTACAACACCAAATACAAAAATTTGGTGAGCATGTATTCAAAGAGGGGTCAATGGTCATTCCAGGATACATTAATTTCGATACCAATATATCATATGTAAAAGTAGAGAACGATTCACTACATACAGATACGTGGTTGGAAAATAATATTATAGGGAATATTGTTCAAAACGGTGACGGAATTAAAGCTCTTGTACTAGAAGCAATGTTGCCTTTTGGTTCTGAGACAAGTACAATTCTTTTCATAAAATATCTTAATGCGAATGAGACAGTTTCTACATTTGATGTCTCTGAGACATTAACCGAGACAACAACTGCGATTACTTTCACAACAATAGCCGCAGATGCTGTTGGAAAATCATCAATGGCTACAATAGGTAAAGGTGTTTACTTTTTACATGGACACTTTGTTCTAGTTGATGAGCAGAAAATAGTGTTAGAGCCTTTTAGCAATACACCTAGTTATCGAGTGGGTTTGACTGTTGTTGATAGTGTTAAGACTCCTGATGATGATAATTCATTGAATGATAATGCTACAGGTTCACCAAATTTTGCGGCTCCTGGGGCACACAGATTGCATATTGATGCTACATTGACTAAGAGAGCATTAGATACTATCGGCGAATCAGAAGAAGAAGATTTTGTGGAATTATTAAGAGTTGTTGATGGCGAAGCACAATCAAAAGTTGATTCATCAGACTATAGTATTCTTGAAAAAACTCTAGCTAGAAGAACTTATGATGAATCTGGAAATTATACTGTGGATCCATTTATAGTTGATGTTGTTGAACATGCGAGTGACAATACAAAATTAACTCTTAATGTTGATCCTGGAATTGCATATGTCCAAGGATATGAAATTAGAACAATAGCAAAAAATCAAGTAGATATTAATAAAGCTAGGGAGACAGATTTCAGTAATAATGCGACCGTCGATACTTCCTATGGTAATTATGTTAGGGTAACACAGGTATATGGAATGCCAGACTTTACTGAGTATTCAGAAGTCAATTTATATGACGATCCTACGAACGCCAGGGGGTCAAATCCTGGCTCTACAGGGTTGATAGGTACAGCTAGGGTTAGGGGAATTGAGTACCAGAGCGGTGATCCTGCTGAGACTACTGGTATATTCAAACTTTATCTTTTTGACATCAATACTAATGATGGCGAGAGTTTTGAGAATGTAAAATACATATATGGAAACTCGACAGATTATGGTGTATTTACATGCAGAATTAAATCTCTCGAAATACCTATGGATGGTTTCTTAAAGGCATGGGACAGTGCTGTTAGTGATGAATTGACTGGTGGTGCAACTAAGTGGCTAACTAATCCCGATAAAAGATTGGTTGCTGGTGATTGGATATATATACCAGACTTGGATGTTTTTGCGGAAGTAAATACAACACCAACAGATGATATTACATTAGAAGTAACAACTGCTAGCTCAACTGCTATAGATACTGCGATAAGTGGTACTAGTTTCAGTAATGAAACATATTCATTTGTAAAAGTTATAAGTGCATTAGAGCAGACTAGAAAAAATAGTTTAATATGGAGATTACCGCAACAAAATATAGAAACAATTCGTGGAGAGATACTTTCTAATATTGATACAACATATAGTGTTGCTAGGGAATTTGATGATGAAACAATATCCTCCGCAAAAGTGACTGTTTCATGTAATACGAATGAGACGTTTGTTGATTATTCTATAAATGATTATATTGTCACAGTGGTATCGGGTGGTTGGACTGGTGTTTCATCAGGTAATACTTATGTTGCTGGTGATATTATTAGTGCTGATGATTATGATGTCACTTTTCCATCCTCTACCCAAGCACAATTTGCCTTTGATGCCGTAGCAAATACTTCACATATTAATTTAAAAGCTGGTGTTACAAAAACACAAGGAACAGCTTCGCAAGAAAAAAGTAAAACTGTTGCCTCACAGGTTGATCATTTTGGTAGTTCGGATGAGAACTTGACATCGGTTACTCTTTCACAAGCTGATATATATTCTATAACAAAGATTACCATGTCCGCAAATTTTTCAACTGCGGCTGTTACTGGTGATACAGATATTACAGATAGATATATTTTAGATGATGGACAGAGAGATAATTTTTATGACTTAGGTTCTCTTCAATTAAAACCAGATGCTACACAACCTACTGGTAGAATTAGAGTAGAATATAATTATTTTGAACATGGTGGTAATGGTAATTACTTTTCTGTCGATTCATATGGTATAGATTATGAAAATATACCAACATATATATCACCCGAGACTGGTGAAAAATTTTATCTTAGAAACTGTTTAGATTTCAGACCTAAAATTTCATCAGATGGTGAGACATTTGATAACTCGACAGGTTCATTAACTGAATTACCAATAACATCAACTAGATTAGACTTTCATTATTACTTGAATAGAATAGATAAACTTTATCTAACTAGGACTGGTATTTTTAAAATCATTGAAGGTGTGCCTGCTCTAATACCAAATGAGCCGGAAGATCCTGATGATGGTATGGTTCTATATAAATTAAATGTTAGAGCATACACTGTTGATCCGGATGATATCATACTCGAATTCGTGGAAAACAAAAGATACACAATGAGAGATATCGGTAAACTCGAAAGAAGAATTGAGAATTTAGAATACTATACATCTTTAAGTTTACTAGAGAAAGAAACTGAGAACTTAATCATCAAAGACAGTGAGGGACTTGATAGATTCAAGAATGGTTTTGTTGTAGATCCATTCACTGGTCATGGTGTTGGGGATGTGTTATCAGGTGATTATAGATGTTCAATAGATTTTCTTGATAGAGAGTGTCGTCCATTATTTGTACAGAATAATGTAAATCTAATAGAATATGATGCCGAGGCCATAAGAGATTATTATAGGGATTTGACTGGTGATGCTTCATTACCAACACCATCAGCACAGAGTGCTGGTTCTAACTATCAGGTTACTGGTGATTTGGTTACATTACCGTATACAGAAGCGGTGATGATAAATCAACCCGTTGCTAGTAATACTGTGAATGTGAATCCATTTGCTGTTTTCAACTTTTGGGGCTTAATAAATTTATCTCCATCTAACGATCAATGGAAAGATACCAAGAGATTGCCTGATAGAATCATACATCAAGAAGGAAATTATGATTCTGTTAAAAATGTTGTTGAGGGGTATGGTACTATTTGGAATGAGTGGGAGACTCAATGGTCAGCCACTTCTAGTACTAGTGAAATACTTTCACAGACTCAAGAGATTGCCAACTTTGAAACTTTTCATAGAGATATCAATGGTAACATTGATTCTACGTATACAAATGTTCAAGCTGGTGAATTGGGCAAGTGGCCTTATAGATGGACTACAGTTTCGAGAGTTACTAACACAAATACAACACAGCAATCAAGAACGGGTGTAAGACTTAAAGCTATACCTAGAACAATCACAAGAGATTTGGGTGACAAAGTTGTCAACATCGCATACATACCATTTATTAGAACCAGAGAAGTTCAATTCCAAGCACGTGGTTTGAAACCAAATACTAGAGTATATGCTTTCTTTGATGATGTGGATGTCAATTCTTATTGCTCTCCTTGGAGTGATTTTAGTGTGCCAGAGTCGTATAATTCTGTAACCGCTGGAGATGATTTGATCACTGATGCGAGTGGCGATGTATCGGGTACATTTAAGATACCTAATGATCAAGGTGCGGAAAGATTTGGTTCTGTTAGTTTTAAGACTGGACAGAGAATATTTCGATTAACTGATAGATCTTCTAATGATGATCAGTTTACAACAATTGCAAATGCTAATTACACAGCACAAGGTATTCAAGAAACAAAAGAAAAAAGTATTATATCCACTAGAGTCGCTGATGTAGTTAGTATTCCACAGACTGAAACAAGACTGCTTTCTGATTCATCTACTAATATAGATGTTCAGCAGAGTCCATGGATTGATCCAATAGCACAGAGTTTTCTAGTAAATTCAAGCGGAGGTGCTTTCATCACGTCACTAGATATTTTCGTGGAAAATAAAGATGATAATATTCCTTTAAGAGTTCAAATTAGAGAAATGGTCAATGGTTATCCTGCACGGGAAGTATTACCTTTTGGAGATGTTACGGTATCAGCAAGTGATGTTCATACAAATGTTGTCACTAATGGTATTTTATATATTGATGGTGCTGAACAAGTTGGGGCTCCTACGTCCGATAAATTCACAGCTACTAATATTGCCTTTCCGTCGCCTGTATATCTAAAAGACAAAACTGAATATGCGATTATAGTTTTATCTAATTCCAATAACTACACATTGTGGATTGCTACAGTCGGTCAAGTAGATCCTAATACAGGTGTGGTGTATAAAATAATTGGTACAGATAGACCTGTTACAGAACAACCTTATGGTGGTTCATTTTTCAAATCACAAAATGCAAGTACATGGACAGCGGATCAATATGTTGATATGATGTTCAAAATGTATCAAGCAGATTTTGAAACTTCTACCAGTGGTATTTTTATTGCTTGTAATGATCCAAATGATATTGAGAGATATACTTTATTAGATTCTAATCCGATTCAAACCAAATCGGGATCAAATAAAATTCGTATCAATCACTTGAATCATGGTTATGCTAAAACTACTACAGAAATGTTGGTGGAGATTAGTGGTGCTGTTGATACAAACGGAATACCAGCAAGTGAAATCAATGGAATACATGATGTTGTAGATGCTGATCTATATTCATATACTATAGTAACATCGACAACAGCCGCTACATCAAGTGGTTTTGGTGGTGGTAATGCTGTGTATGCTTCTAAGAACAGACCAATGGATGTTGCGAAAGCAATGATCAACAATATAGTGTTACCTGATACATCATTGGGTTTTGAAATCAGAACAACAACAAGACGTGGTGTTCATGATAATGGTTTTGTTTCTGAGCCTAACAAGATGTTCAATGAGACTAGTTATGTATCTATACCTGTAAATGAAAATTTCAGATTTGATACTCCAAAACAAATACTTTCATTACCTAATGAAACAGAATATACTACACCCACATTTACTATAGAAGATTCGAGTACCCCGTCACCATCATTGTATATAAGAGGTGTTCTGTCATCATCAAATAGTAATATTAGTCCTGTGATTGATGTGAACAATATGTCTTTGGTTGTTGTTGGTAATAAATTAGATGACCCAACAGCTTATGGCACAAATTCAATTAATTATTCTGATATTGATGATGAAGATATTATCAGTGGTTTAGATCCTGCTGACATAACATTCAATGGTACTTCAATAACTTGTGCTACTGGTTCAACTGGTTTAACTACAGCATTTAGTAAACTAAGTCCTGGTAAATTTCTTGAGTTAGAAAATGTACCTAGTATAGCGAGTCCAACAAAAGATGGGTTTTATGAAATTGATAGTGTAAGTTATGACACTGGTACAGGTGATGCCACAATAAAATTAAAAACATCTATGCCTGGTGGAAGTACCGTCGGTACAAATAGTGAGTCAAATATCGTTTATTGGAATAGATTTATTTCTGAAACTAATCCTAAGAATGGTAGTCTCACATCTAAATATTTGACTAGAAGAGTTGCTTTAGCAAATCCTTCAACAGCATTGAGAATTAGTTTTGGGGCATATAAATCAAACACCAGTGATATTACTGTATATTATAAAACACTTCCTGTTGATTCGACATCACAATTAGATAATATAGAATGGGTACAGGCAAGTTATGATTATACACCTGCTGATAGCAGTGACTATAATAACATGAAAGAGTATATAGCCACTATTGATGACATAGCACAATTCAATGCCTTTGCGATCAAGATTGCTTTCAGTGGAACAAACCCTGCTGATGTACCTAGAATTATAGACCTTAGAGCAATAGCATTGGATGAATAATATGAGTAAATTTAAAGATGTTCCATATTCACAAGTAGAGGGTCATGATAAATTGATTCGTGATAACTATAGTAAAGCAATAATCAATACAGATGAACACGCTTTACAGTTACATAGAAAAAATAGAAGAGCATTAAAAGAAAGGGTGAGACTTCTTTCTGAGTTAAATTCTTCTCAGCAGGATAAGATAAATAAATTAGAGAAAGAAGTAGAAAATTTAAAAACATTAGTTTACGATTTTTTGGAAAAATAAATGGCTGTTACAAATATCGAAAAGCATGATTCTTTTGGTACATGGAGAGATAAAACAAATGAGATTAGTGTAGACTTGGGAGACATTTCTACATTAGTGACACCAACAACTACAAGTGTTGTGGCTGCCCTAAACTCTATTGTGACTTATTCAGATGATAATGCGAGAAGAGCAGTTATTATTGGTATAGCTTTATCATAAGGAGAAAATAAAATGACTGTTAATGGTGAATTTAAAAATGCAGTATTATCAGCCGTTGGTACAAGTGCTGAAACATTATACACCGCCCCTGTTGGTGTAGATAGTCTAGTTATGCAATTAGATATTGCAAACATATTATCCACTGGTGTTCAGGTTGATGTTACTTTGACAAAATCTGGTGGTTCACCAGTTTATATGTTAAAAGACGTTCCCGTACCTGCTGGTTCAACATTGCGTGTAACAGAATCTCAAAAGATTGTTTTAGAAGCAGAGGATTTAATACAAATTACTGCATCCGATGTAAGTGCTGTTGATGTTGTTGCCTCTTTTATAGAAGATATTAATAGTTAATAAAGAGTATATAGAATGTCTTATTTAGGAAATATAGATCCGAAAACACTATTTGCTGAAAATGTTCGTGATGATTTAGTACCTGATGGTACTACCACATTATTCAATTTGACACAAGAAGTGCCTGGTGGATATGAAAGTAATATTTTTGTATTTAGAAAGGAACATCAATTTATCCGATTGCTTTCGGATGTTGCTACATTGACATTAGATGACACAACACAGACTATAGAGTGTTCCGATGAAAATGATTCTGTCATTCTAACTAGAATACAGGTAGGTGATTTCATCAAAATTTCGGGTGCGGTTGATGCTGGTAATAATAAAATTACTCAAGTTACTGCTGTTTCATATGCCGATCCAGTTACAACAATAACAGTTTCTGATGCTCTCGTTGATGAGACTGGTGGTACAATTACGATTGATATTTCTCAAGATAAAACATGGGAAGTTTTGGAGCCAGAGACCGATTATATTATTACTGGTACAGGTTCTAACTATAATAAACAAATACAATTATCAGAAGCCCCCGATGAGGAAGATTATGTCTATGTAGTCCATAAAGGAAATGCTACATACAATTTTGTACCGAGTGCTAAGTCAGTGGGGCCAGATCAATTACAAGAAAACCTTAGAGATTTTTCTATTGATAGATTTAGTGGAGATGGTGCTACTACTATTTTTGAATTACACACAGAGCCAATTAATAGCAAAGCAATCATGGTTACTGTTGATGGAGTTTTGCTCGATGGTGATGATAATATGGACTCAAGCGGGCCATTTACTGGTGACTGGTTCTTAGATTCATCTCCTGCATCAGGTGAAACTAGACCACATGCTCCACAAGGAAAATATTTAACCTTTTCAGTTGCTCCTAGTAGTGGTGCTGAGATAAGAGTATTATTTTTAGGTTTCAGTACAATATCAAGAAGAGCTTCACTAAGTGCTGGTCAAGTAAGTACAGTTCCTACAGCATCTATAGGTGCAACACAGCTTGCTAATGGTGGTGTTACTGGTGCGAAAATCGCAAATGACACTATAGTCAATGAGAAATTAGTTGATAATACAATCAAGGGTGAAAAGATACTACTTGATAATAATGAGGATCTCAGAGGTTTACAATCTGATACAGTTACAGAACAAGCATTATTAAAAATTGATGCTAGTGAGAAAACAGTATTACAAGCATTGGCTACTATTATACTAAATGTTGCTAGTACAGATACTTTAGATGTTTCTGCTAGTGCTATAAAAGCATTGGTAGCTGATTATGATCTAGGTACATCAGGTGATAAATTTGGTGATTTATTTTTATCAGGTGATGCTTCTGTTGATGGTGCTGTAAGTGCTACTGGTAATGTTACAGGTGCTAATATAACTACACTAACATCTGATGTTTCGTCATTAGAAACTAATTTAGATGCTATCAATGGTGGTAGATCATCATATGATAATCTATTGCCTGCTGGTGCGGTGATGCCTTATGCTGGTGCGAGTGCTCCTACTGGATGGTTACTTTGTAATGGACAAGCTGTTTCACGATCAACATATTCAGATCTATTTGCGATTTGTGGAAGTACGTATGGTGGTGGTAATGGTAGTACGACATTTAATGTTCCTGATATGAGACAAAGATTCCCATTGGGTAAAGCGGATTCTGGTGAGGGTTCTACTCTAGGTGGAGGTGGTGGTGTTGCTGTTACTGGTACATCTACTAGTATAGGTCATACACATGGTTTTAGTCATACACACGATTTGTCTGCTAGTGGTGCGGCTCCAAGTCATACTCATGGTGCAGGTACTATAGCGGTTACAGTATTATCACATAGTCATAGTTTACAAGCCCATACCCATGATATCGATCATTATCACTTTGTCAATCCTCATTTTCATAGAATTAATTCAAATGAGTTTACTATAAAAGTTCCTGGAGCGTATGCTGGTAGTGTTGCTCCTAGCTTTCCTAGTGCCTTTACTAATGCAGATTCATTGAGTAACAGACGATTTTTAATTTCAGATACAGATGGTACTCCCTATGATGTTGTTTTACAATCTACATCTTATGATGCCTCAAAAGCATTTACAAAAAGATGGATTGGTGCTGATGATCATGACTATGCGAAAACGAATTTACCATCTTCTCCATATAGTGCTAAAGATGGTGGTGCTGATTTAGCTTCTCCTGGAACTGCGAATGTTACTACACAGAGAGCCCAAACTTATGGTAGTAATTTTCCACCGAGTAGTTTTAAATTAAATTCTGGTACACCCAGTACATCAAGTACTTCTAATGTATCTCCAGGTGCTACAGTAAGCGGAAGTACTGGTGTTCCGGATGCTTCATCTACTATAACATCAACTGGTAGTACAACAAGTATATCAACATCAACTAGTGATGTTGGTAGTCCTCCTTATAGAGTTTTGAATTATATTATAAAGGTATAAAATGGGATTAGGTAGACAACAAACGGTAGGTGTAATTGACAAACAGTCATTGACTACAGACGGAAGTACTGTCGAATTTACATTATCATATCAGGTTGGTAGTGTTAATTCAATGTTGATTATAAAAAATAACACTGTGCTTGAGCCAGGGCCGGGAGCAGACTTTACCATATCAGAGGGTGGTAAGAAAGTTGTTTTCTCGAGTGCTCCTGGTGGTGCTGATAGTGTTTTTATAATTTTTCTTGGAAAGGAATTACAGGTAGCAAGATCATCAGGACTAGAGCCTGCTTATGAGACTGCTGTTGGTGATGGTGTTACTACTGATTTTACTCTAACTAACGGGCCGTTGGTTCAAGAATCCCTAATCATTTTCGTGGATAAAACTCTACAAAGACTAACTGACGATTTCACATTATCGGGTAGTACAGTTTCTTTCGTAAGTCCACCAGCCTCTAGTGCTGATATTGATTTTTATATTCATGGTATAGAGAGAGTTGATACCAATGTTTTAGATAGTTGGTCGGTTGATGCTACAAAGGCATTAGTGCCTGATGGGACTAGTCAAGATATAGGTTCTAGTACTTCTCCTATAGGTGATTTATTTGTCGGTGGTGATGTTTCTATATCAGGAGATTTTACTGTAAGTGGTACAACAACTACAATAGATACAACTGATCTCTTGGTTGACGATAATCAAATAGTATTAAATAGTAACTATACTAGTGGTTCTCCTATATTGAATTTAGGTATTGATGGCGAACGTGGTGATGATCCAAATGCACAGATGATATGGAACGAGGTAACAGATACATGGCAATGTGGTACTGTTGGTGATTTAGTTGATATCGTTCGTGATGGTGATACTTTAGATTCTTTAAATGGTGAAACAGGAGCTACCCAAACATTTTCAACTGGTTCTAGTGGTACAGACTTCAATATATCTAGTGGTTCTAATACTCATACATTAGCAGGATCAAAAACTTTTAGTACTGCTCCGACATTAAGTAGTGTAACAGCTTCACGTGTTTTGACTACTAACTCAAGTAGTAAAATAACAGTATCAGGAGTTACTACTACAGAATTAACATCTCTGAATAACTTAAATGATATCAATAGTAATTATACTGAAAAAACTACTGTAAGTAATGGTGATTTATTATTGGTAGAAGATTCAGACGATTCATATAATAAAAAGAAAATGACTGCGGCCACTTTTGGTGCTGTCATAACTGGAACTATTTTGCCTTATGCTAGTGCTGATGGTGATCCTTCTAATCTACCAAGTGGCTATTTATATTGTAATGGAGACGCTGTATCAAGAACTACATACTCAGATTTATTCGCTGTTTGCGGGACAGCATTTGGTGTTGGTGATGGCAGCACAACATTTAATGTTCCTGATATGTCAAATAGATTTATGTTAGGTTCGCAAGGAATGGGAGCCGCAACGCCACCTGCTGTTCCTGATGTTGGTGATACTGGTGGTAGTTTTGATCATACTCATAGCGTTCCTGCTCACTATCATGGCATGAGTGCGGGTTCAACTCTCAATGTAACTAGTAGTGGCGCACACGTACATTCAATATCACATGATCATGGAGCTGTTACTAGCAGTAATCAAAGTGCGAATCATACACATTGGATGTGTAGTGGTGATGTACTAACATCAGGTACTCCCGGAACAACTATGAGTACGTCTGGAACTGGTAATGGCTTAGCAAGATCATCTACAGTAAATTCCAGTAATATTGATTATGAATTGAGATCCGCTGGTAATACTCCGAATAGAGCAGCCACTTCTGGAAATACATCGGATCATACACATACAGTCAATTTACCTAACTATACTGGTAATTCAGTAACTGCTTCGCATACTCATGCCGCTGGTGACTTTAGTGGTCATATTGGTTTGGTGACTGGTGGTAGTGATGGTGACGCATCAATGACATCTGGTAGTAATAATCCACCATATTTAAAGGTAAACTTTATTATAAAAACATAATAAATATAAGGTATATTTAGTGACTAAAAAGAAGAAAACATTATCAAATGATATTAAAGATCTGATTGAATATATCGAAAGTGATATACAAAATCATAAAGTTATATTAGATGCGGTAAATAAAAATGCTGGCAGTATAATGAAAATTCTTGATAGTCAAGATGATGTATTAATGGACATTAAATATACACAAAAGCATATATCGGACAATACAAATGATATAGCGGTGGCATTGGCAACATATAGTGAGCAAAATACTAAGTTAGTTGATGCGGTCGCTGGCAAAAAGCAAGTACCTATATCTGTATTTTTGATGGTGTTATTAATAGTTGGTATAGCTTCATTGGCTATGTTAGTGAGTATAAGTAATGTTGAATTGATTATTAACCCTAATCAAATAGAGATAAAGAATTCAGAAAATGGCACTACCAAGAAGTAGAGAACAATTAAAGGATTACTGTTTAAGAAAATTGGGATATCCAGTTATTGAGATCAATGTTGATAATGAACAGCTTGAAGATAGACTCGATGAATCATTGGCTTATTTCCAAGATTTTCATTTTGACGGCGTTCAAAGAATATATTTAAAACATGAGGTAACAGCATCAAGATTCAAGACATCTTCCATCACTGGAACTTTTGAAGTTGGTGAAAAAATAACTGGCGGAACATCTGGTTCAGAAGCACATATATCATCTCTTGATGGTACTGATATACTTTTCTCTTTAGTTACTAGGGTGGAGAATCATGGTTTCATTGCTGGTGAAACATTGACTGGTGGAAGAAGTGGAGCCACTGCTGTTCTATCTTCCGCAACTGATTATATTACATTGGGTGATATTGATAATGGTTATATACCAACAACAGATCAGATATTAAGTGTTATAGAAATTTTCCCTCTTTCATCTTATAATAGTTCTTCATCTAAAATGTTTGATGTCAGGTATCAATTCGCTTTGAATAATATGCACACATTAACTGGAATGAATCTAATTGGTTATGACATGTTTAAACGTCATCTAGCATTATTTAGTGAATTATTCGAGGGCGACAAATTTTTGCGTCATAATCGAAAACAAGACAGATTATATATTGATGCTGATTGGGGTGAGGATATTAGAATCGGTGACTATATTGTAGCTGAGTGTTATGCTATACTAAATCCTGAGACATTCACAGAAGTATATTCTGATTTGTGGTTAAGAAGATACACCGAGCAACTTTTCAAACAACAATGGGGTTCTAATCTAAAGAAATATAATAATATGCAACTTCCTGGTGGTGTTACACTTGATGGACAAACTATATATCAGGAAGCTACAGGAGAAATACAAAGATTAGAAGATGAAATGGAGTCAAGATATCAAGAGCCTCCTAATTTTATAGTAGGATAAGGAATTATCATGTCAACAAATCCATATTTCAATACAATAAATTATCAACCTGAACAAGATTTACAAGAATCTTTAATTATAGAATCCATTAAAATATATGGTCAAGATTTTATTTATGTTAAAAGAGATAGTGTTGCAGAAGATGTAATATATAGTGAAGATCCCCTAAGTAAATTTGTGGATACCTATGACATCGAGATGTATATATCTACAGTGGATGATTTCGAGGGTGAGGGTGATCTTTTTTCAAAATTTGGAGTAGAAATTAGAGATAGAGCAACTTTAGTGGTCGCTCAAAGCCGATTTATTTCAGCATGTGATCGTGAATTAATCAGACCAAGAGAAGGAGATATAATCTATTTTCCTCTAACAAAAGGAATTTTTGAGATACATCATGTTGAGGATGAATCAATATTTTATCAACTCGGAAGATTACATGTATTTACATTGACGATAGAGCAGTTTGAATATTCAAATGAATTATTCCAGACTGGATATACTGACATTGATGAAATAGCAAATAATTCACAATATTCATATGAATTAATTCTTAACACAGGTTCAGGAATTTTCTTGAAAGATGAATCTATTTATGTAGGTTCTTCTTTAAGTACATCTAGTGTGACAGCTAAAGTCCATTCATTAGATAGTGTAAATAAAAAATTGCGTATTATGAATATTAAGGGGCAATTTCTTCCAGGACAAACAATAACTGGTGATACGAGCGGGGCTTCATGGACTATCGGTAGCGGTGATGATCAACAACTAATACAAGATACACTTGCAGATAATTTAGAATTAGAAGAGAGTGCTGATAATGATATATTTGATTTTAGTGAAGTAGATCCTTATAGTGAAGGAGATTATTAATGTTTAATTCCACATTTTATCATTCTACATTAGCCAATATTACAATCGCTTTTGGTTCATTATTTAATGATATTAATGTAATGCGTTTTGATTCATCTGGAAATGAAGAGTCGAGAATAAAAGTACCAATACATTATGGGCCGAAAGAAAAATATTTAGCTAGATTAGCACAAGATCCGGATTTGAGAAAACAGACTGCTATTACTTTGCCTAGAATAACATTTCAGAGGACTGGAATAGAATATGATTCATCGAGAAAATTAAATAATGTTCATAAAAATAGAGTTAGACATGATAACCTTTTCTCAAAAACACAATTCATACCAACACCATATAATATAAATTATACATTAAGTGTAATGACAAAAAATGCTAGAGATGGCGATCAGATAATTGAGCAGATATTACCATACTTCAATCCGTCGTTTGATGTTAGTATTAAAACTGTAAATGAATTAGATTATAGTGATGACATGCCTGTTATTCTCAATAGTATTTCAGAAGAAGACACATACGAGGGTGATTTTATCGAGCGTCGTGCTATCATATGGACATTAGAATTTACGATAAAAGCAAACCTATACGGGCCAGTATCACAGACAGGTATTATTAGAAAGGTACAAGTTGATATCGGTGTCACGTCAGAATCACCTATAGATGATGATGTCGTTGATTCAACTCCACGTGTTGTTAGAATCACCGTTCAACCAGATCCTATAGATGCTAATCCCTCTGATTCTTATGATTATTTTGAAACACTAGAAATATTTAATGATGGTAAGAAGTTTGATCCTGTTTCTGGTGATGATGTTGATATAGAATAATATTGTGTATAAATATATAACAATATTAGGAGAATTATAATGAGTGATGACGAAAAAATATTAAAGAAAGATGAAATAGAAGAGCTTAACAGTACTGATGTTGTTCCGTACAAACAGGAGAACAATACCGAAGTAATTGAAAAAAATAATCAAGAGGTTATTGATCAAGAATTTAATAAGCGTTCTGTGGATTTAAGAAATGATTATGAGTATGCCCGAACAAATATATATGATACTATATCACAAGGCAGTGATGCTCTATTCGAACTAACAAACCTTGCGAAAAATTCACAGAGTCCTAGAGCATACGAAGTGCTTGCGAAATTGATGGATACTATCACAAACAGTAATGAAAAACTTGTTAATATACACCAACAAGTAAAAGATATTGAGAAGGTGGAGAAGGGTTCGCAAAATTCACAATCCGCTGGGACTATAAACAATATAGTTTTTCATGGAACTACAGAAGAGTTATTTGATGCGATTGAAGATAAAAGGAAAGACAAAAATAATGGCGGTTCATGATCATCCTTCACAAAAATATGATAACTACTTATCTAATCCTAAACTAAAGGCAGCCAATGTTAAGGTAGCATTTACACAAGAACAAGTAGATGAGTATATGAGATGTAAACACGATATATTATATTTCATGGAGAATTATATTAAAATCGTAACATTAGATGATGGACTTGTTCAGTTTCAACCATATGAGTTTCAACAAAAAATAGTTAGACTAGTACACAACAATAGATTTTTCATTGGTAAAATTGGCCGTCAGATGGGCAAGACGACGATTGTTGGGGCATATCTGCTATGGGTTGTATTGTTTCATAAATTACAAAGTGTTGCTATACTTGCTAACAAGGGCAAAACAGCAATGGGTATTTTAGGTAAGATACAAAAATCATATGAGAATTTACCATTATGGCTACAACAAGGTATCAAAGAATGGAATAAGGGTTCTCTTATATTAGAGAATGGTTCTAAAATTGTCGCTGATTCAACTGGTGGTTCTGCTGGTCGTTCTGAATCTCATAATATAGTGTTCTTAGATGAGTTTGCTTTCGTACCAAGAAATGTAGCTGAAGAATTTATGACATCGGTATATCCTGTAATTACTGCAGGAACAAACACTAAGATAATAATGATATCAACTCCAAAGGGTATGAACTTATTCTATAAGTATTGGGTAGATGCCAAAAATAAGAGAAACAAATATAAACCTTTTGAGGCTCATTGGTCAGAAGTTCCTGGGAGAGACAAAGCATGGGAGAAAGAGACAAGAGCGAATATAGGTGATGAAAAGTTTGAACAAGAATTTAATACGGAGTTTCTTGGTAGTACTAATACACTAATTTCCGCTTCAAAACTAAATGAACTAGTTTATGTTGAGCCAGTCAAAACTTATAAAACACAGGGTGATAATATAGTCAAAATATATGATACTCCTAAACCGAATCGAGCATATATTATTTCTGTGGATTCGGGTGAGGGTACTGGTCTTGATTATTCTGCTTTCACGGTTATAGATGTTACTGATACACCATATAATATAGTTAGTACGTTCAAAAGCTCTGATGTATCACCATTAATTTTTCCGGATATTATAGTCAATATAGCCAAGATATATAATAACTCACATCTACTAATCGAATCTAATGGAATTGGTACACAGGTGATCAATACCATATATAATGATCTCGAATATGAATATGTTTTTGCAACATCATCGAGAGGTAGAGGTGGACAAACAATTTCCGCAGGATTCAATAAAAGTTCCAAGCTAGGAATAAAAATGAGTGGTGCTGTCAAAAAGATTGGGTGTTCAAACTTAAAGAGTATGATTGAAACAGATGGTATAATGATCAATGACTATAATATCATTGAAGAGTTTAGTACTTTTGTCGCAAACAAGAAAAATACTTATGAAGCAGAGAGTGGCCATCATGATGATCTAGTTATGACAATGGTACTATTTGGATGGCTCACCAAGCAACAATATTTTAAGGATATTACATCAATAGATATAAGAAAAAAATTATATGGTAATAGACTAAAGGATATTGAAGAACAGATAATGCCACCTACCATACAATTTCAGCAACCTACTGAATTTAATGAATCTTTTTTAGATTCAGAGGGGGTTAGATGGGAGGTTGTAGAAGAATTTGATTACCATTCGGATGATTTTGATTGGTAATTTATAATTTTAATGAATTATAAATATTATATAGTACAAGATTTAATTCTATGGGTTTTGGATTTATAAGATTATTTAAAGGAGAATAAAAAATGACATTTCAAGTAAGTCCGGGAGTAAATGTTAGAGAGATTGATCTCACTACAATCGTTCCCGCATCAAGCACAACAGCCGCTGGGTTTGCTGGTGCTTTCAAATGGGGTGCTTTAAACGAAGTAACTCTTGTGTCATCTGAGTTAGAACTTATCGAAAAGTTTGGAAAACCAGATACAGACACAGCACCTAGTTGGTTTTCGGCCGCTAACTTTCTTTCATACGGTAACAGATTGAGACTAGTTAGAATCGCTGACGAAACTGCCGCATTAAACGCAACAACAGAAGCAACAACTGGGTCGGGTACTGCTGGTACAGGTTTGTTGGTTAAGAATGATGAGCATTATGAAAATAACTATGCTGATGGTTCTGCTAATGTTGGTGAGTGGATAGCTAGACATCCTGGAGCATTGGGTAATAGTTTGCGTGTTTCCACATGTCCATCTGTGAAGGCTTTCGGTAATACATTAGCTGGAACATTATCATCATCTGGAACTGCTGTTACAGGTACTACTACATCATTTGAAACAGAGCTTGAAGTTGGTAGTATATTAATAATGCCCGATGGTAGTGAAATTAAAGTTACGGCTATTACATCAGATACAGCTTTAACGCTTGCATCCGCACCAGACACAGCATTGTCAAGTGATACTGTTGTATGTAAATGGGAATATGCTGATCAAATCGGTGTTGCTCCTGGTACATCTGACTTTGTTAGTGCTAGAGCTGGTTCACTTGATGAGCTTCATGTCATCGTTGTTGATGAAGATGGTGCTTTCACTGGTGTTCCTGGTTCTATATTAGAAAGATTCGCATTTGTATCAAAAGCATCTGACGCAAAAAATGAATCGGGTGCGAGTAACTATTATGTAGAAGTTATAAACAGAACATCTGATTATGTTAGATGGGCTGATCATACACCTACTACTAACTATGGTACGGCTGCCGCCAATACAACATTTACTACACCTGACGCTCCTAGCTCATTTAGTTTTGCTGGTGGTGCCGATGGAAATAGTACAGTAGATTCTGCTGATAAAATTGCTGGGTTTGATCTATTCAAAGACAAAGAGCAAGTTGATGTTTCTTTGATGATAACTGGTGAAGCAGAAGCCGCTACGGCATTGCATGTGATTGAAAATATATGTGAATATAGAAAAGACTGTATAGCATTTATTAGTCCTGAGAAAGCTGATGTTGTTGATAATCCTGGAAGCGAAGTTACTGATAGTATAGCTTTCAGAAATTCACTGACTTCTTCATCTTATGCTGTAATGGATAACAACTGGAAGTATCAATACGACAAGTATAATGATACGTATAGATGGGTTCCTGTTAATGCTGATATAGCTGGTCTTTGTGTAAGAACTGATACAGAAAGAGACGCTTGGTGGTCGCCTGCTGGTCTTAATCGTGGTCATATCAAGAGTACAATTAAGTTAGCATACAATCCAACTAAAGCTCAAAGAGATGATTTGTATGTCAAGGGTATCAATCCTGTTGTTCAGTTTCCTGGAGAGGGTACTGTTCTATATGGTGATAAAACTCTATTAAACAAACCATCTGCCTTTGACAGAATTAATGTTAGAAGATTGTTTATTATACTAGAAAAATCAATATCCGAAGCGGCTAAGTATAGTCTGTTCGAATTTAATGATGATATCACAAGGGCACAGTTTAAGAATATGGTTGATCCATTCTTAGCTGATGTTCAAGGTAGAAGAGGTATATATGACTATAGAGTTGTATGTGACACAACAAATAACACACCAGAAGTAATTGATAGAAATGAATTTATCGGTGACATCTATATTAAACCAGCAAGGTCAATCAACTTTATTAGATTGAATTTTGTTGCTGTTAGAACTGGGGTAGATTTTGAGATTGTCGTGGGTCAATTCTAATAATCTTATCGGGTGGAATATTTCCACCCATTTAAAATTAGTATATAAATATTAAGTATAAAGAAATTTAAATTAGGGAGAAATTAGAAATGTCATTTAATATAAGCGATTTCCGAGCGAATTTTGCCTTTGGTGGTGCCAGACCATCGCAGTTTGATGTGATCATCACTGCTCCTGGTTCACTTGTGGGTGTTAATATAGCCGCAAACAAATTGCGTTTCACATGTAAGGCAGCCTCAATACCAACATCAGAATTGGGGGAAGTCCAAGCATTTTATTTTGGTCGTCCAACCAAATATGCTGGCAACAGAACTTTCGAAGATTGGACTGTGACAGTCATGAACGATGAGGATTGGATTGTTAGAAATGCTCTTGAGCAATGGAACAATGCTATCAATGCACATGAGGAAAATGTTCGACATAACGGTGCTAATGCAACAGCTTCATCATATAAAGGTGTCGCAATCGTTCGACAATATGGTAAAGAGAATGAAATTTTACAGACATACACATTAAAAGGTGTTTGGCCAAAGAATGTTGGTGAAATAGAATTAAACTGGGAGAACGCAAACCAGATTGAAGAATTTCAAACAATATTCACGTATGATGATTGGATACGTGGGGCCGATATAGTTTAATTTGACGAGGCATATATATTAATAGCGAATGTATATGCCTTTAACCTTAATATGTATGGACTATTATTATGTTAGAAAATATATTTGGTTTTGTATTCAAGAAAACCAAAGATGAGAAAAAAGCAACCAAACGTGCCAGTTTTGTTCAACCAACTTCGACAGATGGCTCTATATTAGTACCTAACTCAGAGGGTACGTTTGGTGGAACTACATTTAATATCACGGGTAATATTAGAAATGAGATCGAACTCATCAACAAATACCGTGAAATGGAATTACAACCCGAAGTTGACAGTGCGATAGATGATATTGTCAATGATGCTATCACTGTGGATTTCCACCGACCACCCGTTTCATTGAATCTCGATAATGTGAAGTTATCCGATCCGATAAAGAAAAGTATATTGGATGAATTTGATACTTGCCTGAAACTTTTAGATTTTCAGAATCAGTCGTATGATATTTTCAGACGCTGGTATGTTGATGGTAGACTGAATTTTCATGTTATCATTGACGATAAACATCCTAGACAAGGTATCAAAGAATTGAGGTATATCGATCCAAGACAAGTCAAAAAAATAATAGAGACGGAAGAATTTGTAGACGATAAAACTGGTATTAAATTATCTAGGATCAAAGATGAATATTTCTTATACACAGGAAATATCAATAATTTTGTTGGACGAACATCCAATATTTCATCTATACAATATGGTGATTCAAATGCACTAAAAATATCAAGTGATTCTATACTATATACACATAGTGGAAAATTAAGTACAGATAATTCACTTGTTCTTAGTTATCTACACAAAGCTATCAAAGCATATAACCAATTAAGAATGATGGAAGATGCTCTTGTTATATATAGAATGACGAGAGCCCCCGAACGTAGAATATTCTACATTGATGTTGGTAATTTGCCTAGAACAAAAGCAGAAGAATATCTAAAACAAACAATGACGAAATATAAAAATCGTTTGATGTACAATTCTGCTACTGGTGAAACTAGAGATGATAAACGATACATGGCAATGACAGAGGATTTTTGGTTGCCACGACGTGAGGGTTCACAGGGTACAGAAATTACTACACTACCAGGAGGTCAAAACTTAGGGGAGATAACAGACGTTGAGTATTTTCAGAAAGCATTATATAAATCATTGAATGTACCTGTTACGAGATTAGATGCCGAGAATGGTTTCAATATGGGTAGATCTAGTGAAATTACTAGAGATGAGTTAAAGTTCCATAAATTTATTGTTAGGTTGAGACATAGATTCTCTATTCTTTTAGATAACCTACTAGAAAAACAATTAATCCTCAAAGGTATAACTACAAAAGAAGATTGGAAAAATATTAAAGAAGATGTGTTTTATGACTTTGCATCTGATGTATATTTCTCACAACTCAAAGATTTTGAAATACTACAACAAAAAGTTGAGATAGTAGATCGAATGAGAGACATGATTGGAACATATGTCAGTAAAGAATATGTTCAGAAAGAGATTCTTAAATTGTCAGATGACGAGTTAGAAAAAATGAATAAACAAATAGAAGATGAGAAATCATCATCTGATAATGATGATGGATTTTAAAAGGAGTAAATATATGAAATTTGGAGCATTTGGTGTACCATATAAAGGTAAAGAACATAAGCCAAAGAAGGCGAAAAAGGAAACAAAGGTAAGTAAATCCGAGGAAAAGACTGAGACTGTTGAAGAAACTGCTGATGTTGCTGTTTTAGAATCAGAATTTAAAGAATAATTGGATTTAAAATTTAATCATTTATAAATAAATGGAGGGTAAAATGTCATCCCCACTAAAGAAGATGTTAAAAGATATAAGAAAGGGTAAGCTAGCTGATAGCAAGAAAGAATTTAAGAAGATTTTGAGTGACAAAGCTAGGAAGTTAGTGGAAAAAGAGAAAGACAAAATTAGGACAATAGACTAATGAAACTTATTACAGAATCATCAGAAAGTATCAAGGTTCTTAAAGAAGAAAGAAACGGCACTAAACAATACCATATAGAGGGTGTGTTTATGCAGTCGGATGTTTCCAATAGAAATAAAAGAATCTATCCGAAACCTATTCTTGTGAAAGAGATGAAGAGATACACTGAGGATTGTATCAAGAAAAATAGGGCTATGGGTGAGCTAGGTCATCCCGAGGGGCCTCAAATTAATCTTGAGCGTGTTTCACATATGATTACCAAATTATGGGAAGATGGTAATAATGTGATGGGTGTCGCTAAGATTTTGGATACTCCTTATGGTAAAATTGTTAAGAATTTTATTGATGAGGGGATATCACTAGGTGTTTCTTCACGTGGTCTAGGTTCCTGTAAACGTAATGACAATGGTTATGACGAAATACAAGAAGATTTTTGGTTAAGTACTGTGGATATAGTTGCAGATCCATCCGCACCTGATGCTTTCGTGAATGGTGTTATGGAAGGTAAAGAATGGATTTATGATAACGGTATTATCAAAGAAATGGATATCGAGAACTATAAGAAGAGTATCAAAAAAGCTGAGAGAAGAAGATTAGAGGAAGCCAAACTTTGTGCTTTTCAAAATTTTCTCAAAAAGTTAAAATATTAATAAAATTATAAATATTATGGTAACATATATTTTTAAAAAGGAGAATTAAAATGCCAGGATTAAGAAAAAAATCTGCGGTTCATGAAGAAGCTAGTGCGAAAGCAAAAGCTGATCTTCCTACTCACGATCTGGGAGTAGAAGATGAAGAAGCGGATAATGAAACTTTAAAGAAAAAGGTCGGACAGCGAGAACTCGATAAGGGTGCTACTGCTAAGGCAAACGCTGATCTTCCTACACAAGATGTTGCTGATGCTGATTACGAAGCCGATGGGATCAAAGTAGCTAACGACATGAAAGATGGTACAGTTTCAGAAGAAAAAGACGAGCAAGATATGGAAGTCGAAAAGAAACCTGAGCCTGCTGCTGACGGTAAAAAAGTCGCCGATGATATGGAAGACGGTACTATTGAGGAA